TGAGAGTTTGACTTTTCTGCTGGAAGTCGGAGACGAGCGTGAAGCCCCCGAAACCACTTGAGCAGGTTGTGACGTATTTGAAGCAACTTCTGCTTCAGTTTCCTGCACACGTTCATAATTTTTAGGGAAAGCATTTTGTAGCCTTCTGTCAATTTCTGTATAAAACTCTTCATCATCAGGACTATAACCTTCTCCTTTTAATTCAGCATCTATTGCCAGTGCGGCAGCAGTTCTAATTGTATCTTTACCAAACCATTCATTTTCTGTAGCCCACTCTTGAGCTTTAGGATCGAATGCTTGTTGAGGTTGTAGTTGTACTTCTTCTCTTGGTTGAACCTCTTGTGGTGATTCTTCATAATTTAATTTAGCAGAACCAACTGTTTTAAGATCTGCTTGTGCATCATTCAAAGCTTCCTGCGCTTGGAGAAGTCTTTCTTTATTACCTTCTTCAAAGGCTTCTAAATAAACCTGTCGAGCTAATTCTACTTTATCATTTAATTGCTTTTCTGAAGCATCAAGACTAAGTTTATTTACATTAAATAATTCCTGGTCTTTCTTTCCCAATGATTGTGATAATGTTTCATTCTGACTTATTAATGTCTGAATTTGTTCATCACGTTCTTTACGTTGTCTGATAAGTTGACGTATTCTTTTTGCAGCACCTTCGGTTTCTATACCTTCCAGTTCCTTTGGTTTCTGCTCTTCTACAGAAGCAGATTCTTCAGGTTGACTTTCTACTACTTCTTCCTCTTCTACTTCATACTCTACTTTGTCAGAGTCTTCCACTGATTCGGGAACCTCTACATCATTCCATTCATCTTTATCACTCATATTACTCTCCGTTGTTAACGACACAAACGATTTACGTTCTTTTGCTTATACTATTATAGCATACTTTTGCCCATTTCCCAAATCATATAGATCCTTTTCCTAAATTAAAAGTTGGATCAAGGTCTTTAGGGTCTTCTACTTTCATGATAATCTGATCATCAAAGAGAAGAATCAGACGTACACCTTTATAAAAAAGCTTTGTTCCTGCATGTTTACCATAACATACATAATCTCCTACATTACACCAAGAACCAGCAGGAAACTTATCTTTATCCATATAAGCCAGATCGCCCATAGCCAATACTTGAGCTACTGTCGTTAGATAAGACATGTCATCCTTGGTTGAATCGGGTATAAAGATACCACCCTTGGTTACACTTTTTACTGATATGGGGCGAACCAGTACATGAAATCCTGGTAAATCAGGAAGAGGACTAGGATCTGGAGTTTCTTCCAGGTCCGTAATCCAAAGATCATTCTTGATTGCACCGCCTAAACCTACCTGTTGCATATTATTCTTCATCCTCTCTGTACATACGCTTTTTAATAATATCTGTTAAGTTATCTCTGGCCCATTCTATTCCAGATATGGAGCCAACTAGCTGACGATAGTGAGGATAGTCTTCTGCCAGACCACTACCCATAGTAAGTCTAAGATCATTTATCTTATTGTTAAACTCACTTACTACCTCATCCCAAATATCCATACCTAGTTGTAGAGTGAACTCTTACGGGTACTTTTCTTTGGATCAGGCATCTTATATGAAGAATCATCAAATTTACCTAGTGAAGACCGCATTGATTTTGGCCCCCATACAGCAGGTTCTTTGAAAGGATCTCCAAAACTTTTGTCAGTATCCTTTACGTGTTCAGGATAACCTTTACCCTTCATCATCATTTTTCATCTCCTTTTGTTGTGCTATAGCCATTTTAACTAGAGCGTCTAAACCTTTTATATCAAGTTCCTTTTCATTTTTAGTTTCTTCCTCAAACAAATCTTTTAATACTTTAAGTACCTGTAGCTCATCTTCTCTGTCCAGTTTAAATTCTTCAATAGCAGCTCTACCCAGAACTTCCATTTCTTTTATTTTTTCCTTACTGCTTCGATCTGCTTCAGACTTTTCACGTTTAAAGTTATCACTAACAGTTGTTTTTAACATATCAATAATCTGTTCATTTTCTTCAAGATCAAGTTTTTTATTCTTGAGTTCAAGTTCTGCTGCATTAGTCATGGTATCTGATTGCAGTTTTTGTTTCTCCAATTCTACCTTGGCTTGTTCAAGTGCTACAAGCTGTTGTTCTGGAGACTGAGCCATACCCATTGCCTGATTGGCATTCATTACTTGTTGTGCTGCTTCAGCCATTGCCATTTCAACCATTGATGGATTATTAGCTGCTTCTGGATTTTGCTCCATCATCTGTTGAGTAATACCACTCATCTGTTCCTGATACTTCATTACAGAATGTTCCTGTATGTTTGATTGAATGATTGGAGCTATTCTTTCCATAATAGGATTAGCACCATTCATCGGATCTTGAAGATAAGCCATCTTTACCTGTACATGAGCATCATGGTTCTGCCCTGGAAATGCTGCTATAGGTACTCCCTTGGTTGCAGCCATAATATCTGATACGGGGTCCATTGCCTTTGGTTCTATCTTTGGTGGCAGTATTTCTTCTACATTAGGCATGTTGGCAGCATTGAGTATTGTACGGTTCAATGCTTCAAGATTGAACATACCAGGTGGAGACTGCTGTGCCATCTGAAGAGCCATATTAGCCATCATCATGCGATGTGCGTTGGATGGAATGTTGGGATCAGATACAGGAATAATATCTACACGACCATCAAAGTCTTTCTTGAAAATACTTCTGTCTTCATAGGGAACATCATAAGGATATTCTTCTGGAAGATAGTCATAATCTATTCTAGCCAGAATTTTAAATTCATCTTTCTGGGATTTGTGTACACGTTTGTGTATGGCTGTAAAGAATTTACTGGATGCTTCCAGTAATGCCATTGTAGTACCAACGGGTCCATAGGAGGCAGCATCAGAGATAACCTGCTCTGTGCTATCCGCAAACTTCTGACCAGCAGTAGCTACGAAATTCAACATCTGGAATAGAGTAGAGGAAGGCTCTTTATAGGGAAGGGGAACAATAGCCTTTGATAAATCTACACCAGTTGCTTCAACCTCCTTGAACTCGCCAGGAGCTATAGGTTCGTTGTCACCAACCATCCTAACTCCCTTGGCCTTAAACCCTCCCGGTAAATTGGCAAACTGCCCAGCATCTATAAGGGAACGCATAGCTGCTGTAGCACTCATTGTGAGATTGCCAAGGAAGTGTATAAGGCCCAGGCCGTAAAAACCAAAGCCGGGAACAAATCTATAATGCACAAAATGGCTTACTTTTTCTTTGTTCACATCATCTTGCTTGTAGTTTCTACGGATACTTAGTACCTGTCTGGACTGTTGTTCGACAGTTACAATATAGGGTAGTGCTTCTTCTTCATCTTCGATTGTAAGATAACAATGCTGTTCCAGAAGAATATACTGAGGATCATTATCAGAAGATGGAGACAACCCAAGAATGGTATCCATCTTTTCAGTGAAAGGCATTGTATTCGTTGAGGACGGTGTGGGGAGATCTACCTCCTGATATACACCAGCCCTGATATCTCTTGCTATCTCAACAGGACTTCTGTAAATAACATGTGTGTACCGATCTGCATTGGCAAGATCAGTTGCATAGTAGGAAACATAGAACTGATCTATGGGTATGAATTCCGAGTGTGGCCTCTTGGTCGTAGCATCATAATACAGCTTTTTGAAAGCAGAACCAATAAGGGGGAGATGGAAAAGCATTCTTTCAAATTCATCAAAGTATTCCGGCATCTGCTCGGTAAGCTGGTAGTTCATGAAGTTCTGTACACGGTTGGCCTGCAACTCCTTCTCTGGCGTTGACTTGCCAAATATCCTGGCCTTGACAGGACCATTCGTGGGGAAGAGTTCACCTGAAGCCTTGGACTGGAACTTGACTGCCGACTCTATGAGAAGGGGATGGACAGCCGTACATGCACCATCAAAGGGTTCAGTTCCCGGCTCAAGTTTTAATCCCAATAAATCAAAGCCTCTTTCAAACATGGACTCCCAGTCTCCTCTGGAATCCTTGTCAGCTTCAAAGTTTTCTATGACATCACTGGCTATATCTACAAGTTCAGCATCTTCCAGTGTTTCTGAAAGATCACCATACCATTCTGCAATATCTTCCGAAGC